AGCTCAGGGTCACACGATCCCTTAACATCGCGCTCCATAATGACGATCTCGGCATACCCATCGGTAGCACCGATGCTCGGTGGCATCTCGATTTTATTATTCAGACCGAAGGTGAATATATCCAAAACAGGCTTATATGAGCCAAACTCGGCCTGCACATTGAGCGCAGCAACCGGGACGGTTGCATTGTATGTTGCAGATGGCAGCGAGACGTCTGTGTATGCAGATGACAGGTGCCCGGTCATCTTGAATTTAGCGGTTACAATACCGCCCGTTTTCATATCGAAAGACACATCACCACGCGCACCAGTCACCTTAATCAGCGACCCATCAAGATAGAGATACATCGTGCAGGATTTCTGCGTGGTGCTGCTGGAATTGGGTTTATAAGTAACAGATGTGCTTGCGACGATGGTCTCTGTCAGGCCGCACGCCTGGAACAGCGGGGACAGTTCCGGCGCAGTGCCGGCGGTGCCGCTGCCTTTAATCTCAGCGGTGAAGGTAAACTCGCGCAATTCTCCGCCATATATGCTTTGCAACGGAGCAATGCTGGTGCCGCGTATAGCTGGGCGCTTTTCCATGCGTAACCCAGCTACAGCCCATTCTACACTTTGCACTAAAATGGCGTTACTGGATGCGGTTGGGACTGGATCGGTATTGTATATGGCCTCTACTTCGGCGAGTAGGAGCGTGCGATGTACGAGCTTTGTCACTGTGTCAACCTCATGCGCTTGGGTCGGTTATGTGCGTTCGATAATCAAAATCAAACAACACCTTCATCACCGCCGCAGGCTGTTCACCCACGGCGTTGTCTTTTCCCTCAATCGTCACTTCGCCGGGGTAGGCGTTATACGTCAGGCCGCCTAGCGTGATGTCTGCCATCACGGCCTTATGGATCGCCAGCCTGATGACATTCAGCGCCGTATCCAGCGGCAACGTGGACGACTTGGCACCTATCAGGCACTCGACCGATAAGGTCCAGTCCTGAAATACAAGGTTGTCCGGTCCCTTATCGCCGATTGGCTTGTCACTGACCTGATTGATGTAAAGGCCAGGCAAGTCCGCATCTGCCAGCGTGTACGGATAATTCCGGTTCACCGTCGCGCAACCTGTGACGGTTGGCGTCAGTACCGTACCAGCCAGATACGCTAAAATCTGTTCAGCCCGTAGTGCGCTCATTTATGCAACGTCACTACAGTAAAGCCCGTTCCGTCATCTTCCAGTGTGGTGATGACGTAGTTGGTGCTGTTCACTACGCAAGTCATGCCGTTCGTTATACCGGTCAAATCTGATGTCCGGCAATGAAACTGCGGCTCTGAACTCACAATGTTCATGCTGATGTCGTCCACCATCAGGAACTTATCGTCAAAGATACCGGTGACACTGGTGACGCCATTGATCAGCGCCACTTCGCCGAAATCAGAGAGCATCGCCAGTCTGTCAGCTGTTGACTCGACTGGCATGCTCAGGTTCCCTATTGGTTAGCGACCTCTATCAGGTCGTCAACATGTCGTTGATCATGGCGAAGCTGCCGGCATGGCGCAGGCCAATATCATTCATCTGATAGGCATACACGGCGACTTCATTTGCGTTGGCGTAGGTGTACGGGTCCACCAGAATGTCGAGGCCAGCCCAGCCAGCTATAATCAGGTCGGCGAAGTTGCCGAAGATCGTCGCCGAGCAAACGCCACTCGATGTGCCCTTAGTCAGTGTGCTAGGTACGTTCTGCGAGATGAACACCGGATGGCCAAGCAGCTGCGTATAGGGATCGTTCATAATGAACGTCGGATATGTGCTGCCTATGCGTGCCGTGGTGGCAAAGGTCTCGAATACCTGACCGTTGATGAGCCAAGCGAGTTTGCCCTTGTAGGCGTTCGCTTTCATCAGCAAGCCAACCATGTCAACTACGTTGGTATATGTTGGTGCAAGACCATTTGTGCCCATGATTACCTCACCAACACCACTCGTACCCAGGATACCTGTCGGCTGGCCGCTTGAGCCACTGCCGTTAATGGCGGCTGCATCCAGACCAACCGCAACCACCTGCGCCAAGTCATCGCGCACCAGCTGCTCGACAGCAGGGGTTGCCTGCGCGAGTAATTGGCGGCTGTACTTGCTAAAGCCCGTCAGGGTGTGCGGCGTGAGCGCTATTTTGCTGAACGCTGTCTCAGATTCAGTCAGACCAGTGGTGTCAGTGGACAACCAGTAACCTGTCGCCGTACCAGAACGAGTCGGGATATTGACGTTACCAACCAAGCCATCCAGGCGGGTTGCGCCTGCTTGCGCCACGGTTACGAGGTTATACAGATATTCGATGAAATCGCCAGCCAGAAGGTTGGTGGCCACGACATCGGAACTCGATGCACTCAATGCGCCGCGGGTTGCTTTGGCGCGCAGCACATCGAAGGGGATCGTAAATGTGCCCTTGCCTGTCGGTGACAGGGAGCGGGCTGCTTCGCATGTCTCGATCTCGAATTTCGCGGCTTCTTTGTTCTTTGCGGTCGGCTCAACCTGCGCCAGAATCATCCGGCGGAAGCTGAAAGACTGCGCTTCTTTGTCGGTCAGCCCGACAATGGCATCAGAGGCAGATGCGCGCTGCACGCCAGTGTCCACATTCTTCGCCATCTCGGCGAAAGCGGTGGCGGTGAAGTCCTCTTTGGACTGGCCGGACTCAATGGCGCGCTTCGCCATGTCATCGGCATCACGGAGGCCCATCTTTTTGAGGGAGGGCAACATGCCGTTGATCGCAGAAGCGCGCTCGCGCTCGGCTTTCAGGGCGCCATCGGCGGCAGATTTCACTTCTGCATCGCGCTGTGCTTTCAGTTCGACTTCGGTCATGGTGGCTTTCTCTCTCTGTTCGGTTGTGGGTAAATCATTGGCGTCTGTGACGCTGTTCTCTGTATGTATTAAAGTTTCTGCATTAAGCTCGCGGTTGACGCCGACCGTGGCATCGGCAGGCATGGAAACGATGGACAATTCCATCGGCTGCCAGTTGTGGATGCGCTGGATTTGCTTGCCGTCGCGGGTGGTTTCGGCCACCGGGTCGCCGTGGTCATAGCCGACGCTGATATTGCGGCGGATCCCGTCTTTCACGTCCTGATAGATGGCATCAGCATCCGGGTTCTTGCTGAAACGGATGACGGCACGGCCTTTACGGTCTGCGCCGATGTTGGCGCTCTCGACGACGCCAATCTGCTGGCGTGGGTCGTGATTAAGTAACACTGGCGCGCCGTTGTTTAGGCGTGAGAAGTCAGCGCCGCGCCCGTGGTCAAGCACTTCCATTCCGGAGTAGCCGCGCACGGGTGTCTCAGACGAAAATGCGATATTCACGCGCCGGTCGTCCTGTACCTCCCGCTGATCCATTTCTATGACGAAATTGCGCGTTGATTGTGGCGCGGCATCCGTATTTGGAAGGTGTAGCGTGCCAGCCTTGCGCTTCTGCGCCGCCGGTGGCCCCTTCTCGTCAATCTTGGCCTTCCATGCCGCCACGATCTTGGCCTTGACCTCTGCCAGCGTTGCCTCGTCATACTCGGCAGCGTTCTTTTTCTTGTTGATGTAGTTCCATGCGGCGCGGATATGTTCCTCGGTATCAATCGGATATTTCTTGTTTTTCTCGTCGGCAAACTCAACGTCGCCGTACTTGTCCATGCCTTCCTTCGGGGTTTTCCCGCGCAGGAACAGGCCGTATTCGATGAGGGCTATGTCAATCTGAGGGTCTTTCATGTTTCATTCCCATAAAAAAAGCGCCCGAAGGCGCTGTGCTGTCTTGTATGTATCAATTTAGTGGTTACAAGTTCTCTTTGATCTGCTCTACGATATTCTGCTTGTCTGGATCGAAGCTCAGGCCAAGCGCCGCCATCTTCTTGTTCTCCTGCGCTATTTCCGCCCATACGTCATCCGGCTCCTGGCCGAATTCGTGGCGTATGACATCGCTGCGGCTGCGCATGCCATTGATAACTTCCAGCGCCCGTGACTGCGCATCCTTGATGGGGTCAATGCTGTGGAATACG